GAAAGGCTAGGTGTACTTTCAACTGATCACGATTTTGAAGTTGTAACTCGTGTAGATTCAAAATCATCGCCTGCTGAACACAAAAGAATGCTAGAGAATCAAATACGTTCGATGTATCAGGAATTAGAATCAGCAGAGAAAGCAAAAGCATCCTCAGAAGATCTTTCAGAAATACGCGACAGAATCAATCACTTTAACGACATGTTGTCCGGCGTTTCGCAGATTAACGGTATTACACTGGATGGTGAAAGAATATCTAGAGAAATGGCACTAGTTGGCGATTCAGTAAAATCGGTTGTTAATGCAGACACTGGTGGTATGCAACGTTCAGTGAATGCAATGAAGAATGCATCGCAAGGAATGGTATCTGCATTGAGTCCAGAGGATATAGCCAAGTTAGAAAGTAAACGAGCAGCATTAGTTCGATTTATTGATAAGGCCGAAGATGCAGGCCGTGGTAACCAAGGCAGTATGCGAATGGTAAAAGCAAGACTCGATGCCATTAATCAAATACTTAACCAACAGAACCAAGACAGTACGCCAGCGGATTTTAACGGCGTCCTTGCAAACTCGGGTATTAGTGAGTTACCAGGTGCAATCGATAAAGAAACAAATTCACTCGAAGCGGCAATATCTCGATATCTTGCAGAGTTTTCGAGACTTGAGAATATTAAACCAATAAGCAATTCGGCTAGAGTTGAATATTCTCCGCTAATGGCATCGGAATCGAATCCAACTGTATCGCCACTGAAACCTCAGTATCAACAAGTTGACTTCACTAAACCTCCTGCACAAATTGCAAGTCCAGAAAACAACGAAACAGTTCAAGAAGTTGCAGAGCAAAGTACACAGAATCCTGAGATAAGCAACACAAATGTCGCCCAGCGAGCACCGGAGGGCGAAACCGAGATAAATACACTAATAAAAGAACAGAACAAGATATTATCCGGCTTAACAATTGCCATGGAAACAAATAATAAAAGATTGAAATCACTTGTTCGACTTGGAGAAGAAAGAAACAGTTAATTGCTGTTTGCTCCGAGTATGAATACAAAAAAAGGAAAAGCATAGACCATGTCATGGAAAAAGTATTTCAAGCCTGTAAATTCGGTACTTCCGTCGAATACAATTTCGAGTAACGATTCCTATGCAACCGTTAACAAGTACAATAACTGGTTGCCAGAAATTTACGAAGGCCCAACTGACAGATTACAGCGTTACCAGATTTACGAAACAATGGATCTTGATCATGAAGTACACCATGCATTAGATACTATCGCAGATTTTTCAACAGAAAAAGATGCACAGTCTAAAAAGCCTTTTGTAATTGATTATCACGAAGAACCAAGTCCGAAAGAAATTGAAATCATTTCTCGTGTGCTTAAACAGTGGTGCATACTTAACGAGTTCGACAAACGTTTATGGAAAATGTTTAGATCGACCCTGATGTATGGCGACCAATTTTTTATTCGTGACCCAGAAACATACAAGTTGTTCTGGTGCGACCCGAACAAAGTAACCAAGGTTGTTGTTAACGAAAGCGAAGGCAAGAAAATTGAGTCTTACTTTATAAAAGATCTTGACTTAAACATCGGTGAAATGATTGCTACTACTCAAGGTCAGGGACACAATGGTGCCTACGGTGGAGCAGACAGTATTATGTTTTCTGCACCACTTAACGGTGCTGTAGGTTACGGCACCCAAACAACAAACTCGGCGATTTCAGATGGTAAATTTGGCGAAGCAGGCGAAGTGCCAGTAAATGCAAACCATGTTGTTCATATGTCACTGTGCGACGGTATGACAGGTGAATGGCCATTTGGTACTTCTGTACTTGAGTATGTTTACAAAGTATACAAGCAAAAAGAATTATTAGAAGATTCGATACTGATTTATCGTGTCCACAGAGCACCAGAAAGACGTGTATTCTTTATCGATGTTGGTTCAATGCCACCAAACAAAGCACAGCAGTATCTAGAGCGTGTTAAATACGAAGTTCAGCAAAAGCGTATTCCAAGCAGAGACGGTGGCGGTAACAGTGTAGTTGATTCTGCATACAACCCTATGTCATCTCTAGAAGATTACTTCTTTGCTACTACACCAGAAGGTCGCGGTTCTAAAGTTGAAACATTACCAGGTGGTGATAACTTAGGCGACATCGACGACTTACGATACTTTAACAACAAAGTACTCAGGGCACTTGCTGTACCAAGTTCGTACTTGCCAAGCGGTCCAGAAGATGGATCTGCAGGTTACAACGATGGTCGCGTAGGCACAGCGTTTATACAAGAGTTTAGATTTTCTAAAGTATGTGAGCGTTATCAGCAACAACTAGCTAAAACGTTTGATAAAGAGTTCAAACTTTTTCTTAAAAAGAAAGGCGTTCAAATTGACAGTTCGTTGTTCACATTAGAATTCCCAGAGCCACAATCGTTCTCAGAATACAGACAGCTTGAGTTAGACTCTGCGAAAATTAACACATTTGCATCAATGTCAGAAGTTCCGTATTTGTCAAAGCGTTTTGCACTTAAACGTTACTTAGGTCTTACAGACGAAGAAATAAACGAAAACGAAAGATTATGGCGTGAAGAAAAAGGGTTAAGCAATAACGACAGCCCAGACGCTAAGGCTGATTTAAGTTCAGCAGGAATAACATCCAGTGGCATTGACACTATGGCACCCGAAGGCGGCTTCGACGACGAGTTTGCTGACGAAGGCGACTTAGGCGATGATATCACTGATGATGATATAGACGGATTCGGAGACGAACCAGGAGATGAAGAATAATGAAAGCACGTGATTTGTTAACGGAATTTTACGATCCGTCACATGACGAAATTATGAAAGCTGATTACGATGATACAAGACGACCGCGTTTGACGTTGTCACATATACACAAAATGCGCAAGTCTAGAGATGCAGAGCGGGTAGATAAAAAAGAGTACTTAGATTTTCTACCTAGTATGTACGACCAAACGCAAGAATAAATATATTACGATCAAAAACGGCTTATTTTTACCCTGTAATAAGCCGTTTTTCTGCTCATTATATTAAATATAATTGAAATAAATTATCTAAAGGAGACTGATAGCAATGTCTACACCAAGAACAAACGATCTAGAGCAGATCCTCGAGCACTTAGTGAACGAAGATACTGATAAAGCAGAATCGTTATTGCACGAATATATCGTTGCTAAATCTCGTTCTATATATGAATCCGTTGTCAACGAAGAAGACGACGACTGCGATTCAATGGATGACGAAGTTGACAACGAAGAAGAAGTCAAAGAAGATTTCGGCGGTGACGAAAAAGAAGATTTTATAGCTGACATTGAAGCCGATAGTGGCGACATTGAAGCCGATGAAGTTAACGACGGTGAAGTCGAAGACGACTCTGAAGGCGACAGCGAAGAAGATACAGAAGACCGTATCGAAGATTTAGAAAGCCAGCTTGATGCATTGCGTGCCGAATTCGACACACTTATGGGTCAGGAAATGGAAGAACCATATCACGATGAAACTGAATTTGCAGGCGACTACTCAGACGCCGGCGAAGCAGACGACGAGATGATGGACAGCATGCACATGGAAAACATCGAAGAAGCAACTAAGATGCAAGACGAAGTTTCTGTAAGCATGGATAAAGAAGGCGAATACGCAGGTACTGGCGACAAGTCAGAAAAGGCAAAAGTGAATACTAAGAGCACTTATAGTAATGCACAAGCCAAAGGCGAATCTCGCGCAGTAGACTTTACTAAAGGTAATGGCGAAACAGGTGGTTCAGCTGAAAAGCCGAAAGACCATACTCCGTCTGACAACATGGACGAAGAGCCTAAAAATGTAAGCGGTACATATGACGAAGACGAAAGCGGGTACGTAGGTACTGGCAAGAACTCTAAACGTGGTAAAGTACAAGCACATAGCCCTTTATCTAAAAAACCGACTGAATAATTTAGGGATTTAGCAATGGCAGCAAAGCTATATGAATATATGCCTTTTGATAAAGGTCATATGAAGATAGAAGAAAGTGTTATGGACGGCAAGAAAGAATGCTTTATGAAAGGCATTTTTATCCAAGGCGATGTCCGTAACCAAAACCAGCGTGTTTACCCATTGCGTGAAATTTCTAGAGCAGTCGATTCGTTGAACCAAAAAATCAATGGTGGATATACAGTCTTAGGTGAGCTCGATCATCCTGAAGAGCTCACCATCAACTTAGATCGTGTGTCACACATCATTGAAAATATGTGGATTGATGGTTCTGACGGTTACGGAAGTCTAAAAATTATCGACACGCCACTGGGACAAATTGTTAAAACATTGCTTCAGTCGGGAGCCAAACTTGGTGTAAGTTCTCGTGGTTCTGGCAGCGTAGACGATAACGGCAGCGTAGCTGACTTTGATATTGTTACAGTAGATATCGTAGCTCAGCCAAGTGCGCCGGACGCCTACCCAAGAACCATATACGAAAGTCTTTACAACATGAAAGGCGGTGCGCAGATAATGGAAACAGCAGAATCGTCTCTTTATGACCCATCTGCGCAAACACATCTCGATAAAGAGATAATTAAGTACATAAAAGAGATGAAAATTTAGGAGACTCAAGATGGCAAATGATTTAGGAAAAATCTTGGGTGAAAACGCAAATTTATCTGAAGCGGTTCAATCACAAATCAACGAAGCCTGGAAAGAAAAGCTTGAAGAAGCACGTTCCGAACTTCGTGAAGAGTATGCTCGCAAATACGAGCATGACAAAGCTGTAATGGCAGAGTCGGTTGATAAGTTTATTACTGATAAAATTCGCGTCGAACTCGAAGAATTTGCCGAGGATAAAACCAAACTAGTACAAGAACGTGTTGCTTATCGTCGTAAGATGAAAGAGCATGCGGCTTTAGTAGATAAGTTTATCGTCGAGCAAGTTTCCAAAGAAATCAAAGAGTTCCACACAGACAAGCAGAAGATGGCTGAAAACTTCAAGAAACTTGAAAACTTCACCCTGAAACAATTGTCTGAAGAAATTCGTGAGTTCCGTTCTGATAAGCGTAAGCTAGTTGAACAGAAAGTTCGTATGGTAGCCGAAGGCAAGAAGCAACTGCAAAGTGCTAAAGAAAAGTTCATTGCAAGAGCATCGCAAATTGTTGAAGCAAATATCGACAGTACGCTGAAGAGAGAAATCTCCCAGTTTAAAGAAGATATTCAATCCGCACGAGAAAACGAATTCGGTAGACGTATCTTTGAATCTTTTGCAAGCGAGTTTTTAACTTCATACCTTAACGAAGGTTCTGAAAT